AAGTTTAAGCAACGTCAGCGCAAGGATCAAAAAAATAAAAGATAGTACTGCTATTGGTCACATTAGAAAAGCTAACTGGACTGTGCTAGTTCACGGATGGTACAAAAAAAATAACAGGTGGCATGTTAAGGAAGTTGATGTCTCATGAAAGTAACAGCGATACAAACAAAAGCATATCGCATGAAGGATATGTTGTTAGATGTAATAAATGAAGACGAGGTTATTACATGTAAAGAAATAGCTAGACGTGTAGGCCTTAAGTTTAATGATATTAAATTTGTAGTAATTAAACTTGTAGAGTGGGACTTGTTATGTGAGAAAAGAGGCGGCAAGTATCTTTTTTATCATAAACCTAAAAAACATTATCTCCAGGAGCTTTATCATCCAATGCCAAACTTTAAAATATTAAGTGTTTATAGACATACCGCAGATCAAGATAAGCATAGTGTAAGAAACCCATATAGAGGCATTCAGTCTTTTAATGCTAGTATCCTAGGAATTCAACATGATCCGTATTGATAGACTTATGCAAATACTAGATGATTGGGCCTTATGGATGAAGTCGGATAATCACCGCCTGGGTTATCCATCTAAGTCAATTGGTCTCTCGTCAGGGGGCGAGTCAACGGTAGACTCGTTTGATGAGATGATAGATATTCAAGACCTTTCTAACGTCCATGTAGTTGACTCAGTCATACACAGCCTTCCTGGTGAGCAGCAAGATGCCATATATCACCGCTATTTACATTCTAAAAAGCCTTTAGCCTATGAATACAAATTAGATCTGGCAATGGACAACCTTTTAACCATAGTATCAAAAAGAATTAATGCCTAGCATCTTGACAAAACGCATTTCCGTGGTAAAATATCACGCAATGGGATAATTACGCCCATAAACTCCGTAACTCTCCTTAAACCCTATCTTAACCGGTAGGGTTTTTTATTTTATGCGTCCCAAAATTTGCAGTACATGCGGCCAGCCGTATGATGACACCGGCTATGAACAATGTCCAGAGTGTCAATATGATCACACTTTTATCAGGATACCAAATGAAGAAACCAAGCACAAAGATGGGAAAAACCAAGAAAGTATCAAAGGTAATGAAGGAGTTTAAAGCTGGTTCATTACATTCAGGTAAAGGTGGTAAAGTAGTAAAGTCCCCTAAACAAGCTATTGCTATTGCTTTATCAGAAGCTGGCATGGCTAAAAAGAAAGGTAAATAATTATGCCAATGGTCGGAAAAATGAAGTTTGCTTACACAGAAAAAGGTAAGAAAGAAGCTAAGTCTTACGCTAAAAAAACAGGTAAAGCTATGGCAGCTAAGCCTATGAAAAAGGCAGCTAAACGTGGCAAATAAGCCAGGTCTATACGCTAACATTGCAGCTAAAAAAGCTAGAATTAAAGCTGGCTCAGGCGAAAAGATGCGCAAAGTAGGATCTAAGGGCGCACCGACTGCCAAAGCATTTAAAGAGTCAGCAAAAACAGCTAAAAAGAAATGATCAAAAAAGGTAAAGAAACATTCTCAGGTTATAATAAACCTAAGAGAACTCCGAGTCATCCTACTAAGTCACATGCAGTATTGGCTAAAGAGGGTGACCAAGAGAAACTTATACGTTTTGGTCAAAAAGGCGTAAGTGGTGACAAAACAAATACAGATAGAGCCAAGTCATTTAAAGCAAGGCACGCTAAAAACATTGCCAAAGGAAAAATGTCCGCAGGATATGATGGCAAAGTTGAGCCGGTTGCTTATCATGCGTTTTGCCAGTCAGTTATTGAGAGATCCTCAATACCGGTCAGTTTTACACCATTAGCATTAAATACCCTTAAAGACTACGAAGAGAAGCATACGGATGGTAGTAACGCATTTATCTACTCACGCTTTCTAGTGCCATATCTAAATAACTTTAAAGGTATCGCACTCTTTGTAGATGGCGATATGATATGCCGAACAGATATTGCACAGATACTAGCGAACTTTGATAATGATGAAGCAGTTAAAGTCGTAAAGCATAACTACACAACAAAGCATCCTGTTAAATACTTAGGTGCAAAGAACGAAGACTATCCTAAAAAGAATTGGTCTAGCGTCATACTATGGAACTGTGGACATTGGCTAAACAAACAGCTAACGCCTAAGTTCATACAAGAAAAGACAGGACAATACCTTCATAGATTCGAGTGGTTAAAATACCCTGAAGAACAAGTAGGTAAGCTAGATGAAACATGGAACTTGCTAGAAACAGAATACGAATATAACAAAGATGCTAAGTTAGTGCATCATACATTAGGCACACCATGCTTTAAAGACTATCAGAATACAGACTATAGTCAAGAATGGTGGGAAACATATCAACGGATGATCTATCCACTTAAAGGTAAAAACAGGGAAAGCGAGTTATAACATGGCAGATCTAGCTAAACAATTAAGACAATTACAAGACGCCCAAAGACTAAGAGAATTGGCTAACCAATATGGTTACGGCCAAGTATCAGACCAAGATCTTAATTCATTAAGACAAGCATTGCCACAAATGGCAGGTCAAGCTATGGGACAATTACCTCCAGCACAAATGCCTCAATATATGCCACCTACTATTCCACAAGGCATGACACCGGCTGATATGAATGCAATGAGACAAGCAGCTCCACAGCCAGGCGCTTCACAAATGTCACCATATATGCAAGGCTTAACCAACCCAGGCCAAACAATGCAGCAAAACTACATTGATCCAGCTATCATAGAACAAATGTACTATAGAGGGCTATTAAGCCGATAATTAAGAGGGCAACCAACCTAAGGGAGTTGCAAAACAATGGATAACGAAGAACGCAAAAAACTAGCAGCAGAACGTAGCGCAGAAGTAAACAAGGGCAATACACATTCTAGTAAAAACAATAGGTTATGGGCGGAAACACTTAGACGTGCTGTCATTCAATCAGATGCTGAACGTTTAAGACAGATAGCAGAGGCTTTATTAGACAAAGCAGCCTCTGGTGATGTATCCGCTATTAAAGAACTAGGTGATAGACTAGATGGCAAGGCCATAGCTACGCAAGAAATTACAGGTGCGGATGGATCTAATTTACCTTTAAGCATAGGGATAAGGTTTGTTGAGCCAGAGCCAAAACAATAAAGAGCCTATAGCAGACTTCCCAAAGAAGCTACAATTCTTATTTGAACCACACAGATATAAGGTGGCTTACGGGGGTCGTGGATCGGGGAAGTCATGGTCTTTTGCTAGAGCATTATTAAGCCAGGCTACAGAAAAGCCATTGCGTATATTATGCGCTAGAGAAATACAGCGATCTATTAAACAGTCAGTCCACACTTTGCTCAACGATCAAATACAAGCATTAGGTCTAGGAGCTTTCTATGAAGTATTGGAAGCAGAGATCCGTGGCCTTAACGGTAGCTCATTTAGTTTTACTGGACTAGCTAATAATACAGTCGAGTCAATTAAGTCGTATGAGGGTGTAGACTGTGTATGGGTAGAGGAAGCACAGACCGTATCACGCAAAAGCTGGGATATTCTTATTCCTACGATACGTAAACCAGACTCAGAAATATGGATCTCATTCAACCCTAACATAGATACGGATGATACATACCAAAGGTTTGTTGTTGATCCGCCAGATAATGCTAAAGTAGTTAAAGTTAATTGGCAAGACAACCCATGGTTTCCGGATGTTCTCGAAGTTGAACGTCAACATAGTTTAAACACTAACCCAGATTATGCAAACATATGGGAAGGTGAATGTAAGGCTGCAGTTGACGGTGCTATATATTCTAACGAAATAAGAGAAGCCCAAGAGGCCGGACGTGTTACTAACGTACCTTATGATCCTATGTTAAAGGTTCATGTGGTTATGGACTTAGGATGGAATGATAGCATGTCAGTTATCCTATGCCAAAAAGGTATATCAGACTTACGCATCATTGGTTATATAGAAGATGACCATAGAACACTAGATAGTTATTCAGCACAGTTAAAAGCATTACCGTATAGTTGGGGTACTATGTACTTACCACATGACGGACAGTCTAAAGACTTTAAGCATGGCATATCAGCAGAAGATATTATGCGTAAGTTTGGATGGGATATAAGAATTGTACCTCGTATGGATATAGAGGCCGGCATCAAGATAGCCCGGATGAACTTCCATAGAGTTTATTTTGATAAGTCAGCTCATAGACTTGTTGACTGTTTAAAGCATTATCGCAGATCTATTAACTCTGCAACTAACGAACCTGGTGCGCCATTGCATGATGAGTATTCTCATGGAGCAGACGCATTCAGATATTTATGTACCTCTGCAGATAGCATGAAGAATGAGTCATGGTCTAAAGAGAAGATACAGTATACACATAGAGGAATTGTTTGATGAATATAGAAGACATGGAAATAATTGCACAGATAGAGGCGCAAGAGAATATAGCCTATGGTGTAAATGATAGTGCATTGTCTAATGATAGAGCAGAAGCGATAGATTATTACCTAGGTCAACCCTTCGGAAATGAGGAGGAAGGACGTTCACAGGTTGTATCGTATGACGTTCAAGATACTATTGAAGCAGCATTACCACAATTATTAAAAGTCTTTGTAGCAGGTGACCAAGTAGTAAAGTTTGAGCCTAAAGGCCCAGAAGATCAAGACGCTGCTGATCAAGAAACTGACTATGTAAACCATGTTGTTATGGAAAAGAATGAAGGCTTCAAGATATTCTACGTATGGTTTAAGGACGCATTACTCTCTAAAAACGGATACGTTAAAGTTTATGCTGAAGACGAAGAAGAAGAAGAAGAGTACAAATACGAAGGCCTCACAGATGCCCAGCTTCAAATGTTGGCTTCAGATGAAAAGACAGAAGTATTAGAGCATGAGGCTTATCCTGATCCTAGTGTAGATATGAATGCACTCATGGATCAAACATTAGCAATGGGCCAAGATCCTGCTACTATTATTCAGCCTATGCTTCATGACGTTAAGCTCAAGGTTACAGAAAAAAGCACAGATATTGTTATTGAGAACGTAGCTCCAGAAAACATGATGATATCTGTAG